CGTTCCTATGGACGGTCGTAGCTTCATCGTTCCACCTTCCCTGCGTAACGCTATCATGGGTATTGATCGCTACACTTCTACTGACTTTGTTAATGGCAAAGGCGTAGAGACTGGCAAGATTGGTAATCTGTACGGCGTAGACGTATTCGTTTCTACTAACGTACCTACTCTTGAGTCAGGCGTTCGTGGCGCTCAGTTGATCCACAAGGACACCAATGTTCTTGCAGAGCAGCAGGCTATTCGCTCACAGACTCAGTACAAGCAGGAGTTCCTTGGTACTCTTTACACTGCTGATTGTTTGTATGGCGTTCAGTGCATGCGTCCAGAAGCAGGCTTCACCTTAGCTGTACTTTAAGCTAAACTGGGGGATTCTTCGGAGTCCCCCTTCCTTTTTCCCTTTCTTTTGTTTTCGTAGGAGCTATTAATGGCTATATTTAGAGGTGACGGTGGTGCTGGCGACAGTAACAATGACGCTACGCTACTAGCTGTTACGCAACAAGCTACTATAGCTACTACGAAAGCAAGTGATGCAGCCGCTAGTGCTGTTGATGCTGCTGCTTCTGCTACCAGTGCTTCTTCAAGTGCTACAGCAGCTAGTACATCTGCAAGTGACGCAGCCTCTAGTGCTTCAGGAGTTGCTGGTTACGCAACAGCCGCCGCTGCCTCTGCAACTGCCGCAGCTACCTCAGAGACTAACGCAGCTACTAGCGCCACAGCCTCTGCCACAAGTGCTACAGCAGCTAGTGCCTCTGAGACAGCCGCAGGAACCTCTGAGAGCAACGCAAGCGCCAGTGCTACCACAGCTACTACTAAAGCAGCAGAAGCCGCTACAAGCGCAACCAATGCGTCTACGAGTGCTTTTACGGCTACAACCAAAGCATCAGAGGCAGCTACTAGCGCATCTAACGCTTCTACCTCTGAAGGCAACGCTGCTACCTCTGCATCTAACGCAGCTAGTTCAGCTACTGCTTCTAGTGACTCAGCTACAGCATCAGCATCTTCTGCGAGTGGTGCAGCTACATCAGCCACTAACGCAAGCAACAGCGCTAGTGCAGCTAGTACATCAGAGACTAATGCTGCTACTTCAGCCACAGCAGCGGCTACTTCAGCTACTAACGCCGCAAGCAGTGCTACAGCCTCCGCAGGGTCAGCTACAACAGCTACCACTAAGGCTAACGATGCAGCATCCTCTGCTACAGCAGCAGCTTCCAGCGCCTCTACAGCATCTACACAGGCAAGCAATGCAGCCTCTAGCGCCAGTGCAGCAAGTGCTTCAGAGACTAACGCTGACAACTCAGAGACAGCAGCAGCTACTTCTGCAACCAATGCAGCCTCTAGCGCAACAGCAGCAGCCAGCAGTGCTACAGCAGCAGCTTCTAGTGCATCTAGCGCAGCTAGTACATTAGCATCAGCAGCGCTCAAGGCTAACAACCTGTCTGACTTGACTGACGCAAGCACAGCTAGAACTAACCTTGGATTAGGTACAGCAGCTACTACAGCATCTACAGACTACCTGTCTTCTACAGGCGGTTCAGTAACAGGTGATGTAGATTTTATTAGCACAGACGCAGGCTCTTCTGCTGGCCCAGAGTTTACTTTGTTTCGTAATAGCTCTTCTCCTGCTGATGGCGATTATTTAGGTCAGGTTAAGTTTGACGGTAAAAGCGACACAGGTGTAACAAGAGTTTACGCTAAGATTACTGGTAAAACTTCTGACGTATCTAATGGTACAGAAGATGGTTTGATAGAAACAGCAGTAAAGTCTAATGGCTCTAATGTTATTGTTTCTCGTCAGACAGGATCAGCTTTAAAACTTATTAATGGCTGTGCTATAGAAGTAGACGGAACTGTAACAGCTACAGGTGGTACATCTACTAACTGGAATACAGCCTACGGTTGGGGTGATCACGCTTCAGCAGGCTACTTAACATCTTCATCAACTTTAAACGCAAGCAACATGACTACTGGTACGCTTGATGGCGGGACTTACTAAAGGTATATAAACATGGCAACAAAAATTGTAACTAAGAACAGCTCAACCGCTTCAGCAGTTCCTACAGCAAGTGATCTTGTACAAGGTGAACTGGCGGTCAACGTAGCTGATAAACGATTATTTACTGAGGACAATGGCGGAAGCATTATTGAGCTAGGCACTAACCCTAGTACATTAACAGTAGACACCGACACTCTAGCAGTTGATGCAACTAACAATCGTGTGGGCATAGGGACTGCATCGCCAGTATCTAACTTGCACGTTAATAGTTCTGATACTAATGTTGCATTACAGCTAACAAATTCTGGCACGGGAGCCTCAGCAACAGATGGATTCATTATAGAAACAGGTACGGGGGGTTTTACCACTTTTGCACAAAAACAAACATCAGGTATAGCTTTTACCATTGCTGGTAGTGAGGTGGGGCGATTTGCGTCTAGTGGACAGTGGCTTATTGGGAGAACAGCTACAGGAATACTCGCAGAAGAAGCTGGGGTTATGCTGAAGCCAGATGGTCTACTGCTTACTGCTAAGGATGGAACTGCTGAACAGACCCATGTTGAGTTTGTTAATAATGCTGCTGTTACCGCAGCAAGAGTAGGAACAATAAAAACTAGCGGATCAACAACATCCTATAACACCTCTTCAGATTATCGCTTGAAAACTAACGCGCAGCCAATGACAGGGGCAACAGATAGATTAAAAGCACTAAACCCAGTCAACTTTCAATGGATTTTAGACGGTACTCGTGTTGATGGTTTTCTTGCTCACGAAGTTGCAGATGTTGTTCCAGAGGCTATTTCTGGAGTTAAAGACGCAGTAGACGAAGATGGCAACCCAGACTATCAAGGTATCGACCAGAGCAAATTAGTGCCTCTGCTTGTAGCCACCATCCAAGAACTGGAAGCGCGTATAACTACATTAGAGAATAATTAATGATCGATCCCGTCACAGCCATCAGTATAGCCACTAACGCGTTTGGTACTATCAAGCGCATGGTAGCTGCTGGTCGTGAAGTAGAGGATACATTAGGACAGATAGGGCGCTGGTATGGCGCTGTAAGTGATTTAAATGAACACAAACGTAGAGCAGAAAACCCACCCTTGTTTAAGAAGATTGTTGCGTCACAATCTGTTGAGCAAGAGGCAATGCAGGTATATGCTCACCAAAAGAAAATACAACAGCAAGAGAAAGAACTTAGAGAACTCCTGATGTACACCTATGGTGCAACAGGCTACAAGGAGTTAGTAGAGCTGCGTAGGAAGATTAAAGAGCAGCGAGAGAAGACCATATACGCGCAGGAGCGCAGACGTAAGGCAGTATTTTGGAACACTATACAGATCACAGGCATCCTCGTATTAGCCACTGGTCTTTACTTAACAATCTCTTGGATCATAGGACAAGGAAATGGATGAACAAACTAAAGACGTACTAGACATAGCAGCAGGCTCTACAGCATTAATGACAATGATAGCTTGGCTGCCGCCAGTAGCGTCTTTGTTGACGATTGTGTGGCTAGGTATACGCATCTACGAGTCTGACACTGTGCAGAAAGTAGTGCATGGTAAGAAATTGCTTGACAAACAAGACTAAAGCGTGTATAATATATGAGTATTTTAAATAGTTTAATAGGGCCAGTGACAGGTCTTTTAGATAAATTCATTGAAGATAAAGATAAGAAAAATGCTATCGCCTTTGAATTAGCTACTATGGCTGAGAAGCATGCTCAAGAATTAGCTAAGGGTCAGATAGAGGTCAACAAGACTGAAGCAGCACACAAGAGTTTATTTGTGGCTGGATGGCGACCCGCTATAGGCTGGATATGTGGACTAGCCTTACTCTATTCTACTATCCTAGCTCCAATACTAGGCATCTGGTTTACTGTCCCACCTGTTGATAGCTCATTACTCACAAGTGTACTAATGGGTATGTTAGGCTTAGGTGCTATGCGTACAGTAGAAAAGACTAAGAACGTACAGAGAGAACGATAATGATTGTAAACTTTGGTAACTTTGCTCCAGAGCTTCCTGAAGAAGATACAAGTTTTTTGTATGGTTCTTTAGACGATAGCTCAGAAATTGGAGCGCTGTATCAAGACTGGGCAGCAGTTACTGAGCGAGGTCAAAAATCTACATCAGGCTATACCCCGCCTCTTGAGTTGCCAGATCTTTCTACGCTTCCTCCGAAACCTGAAGTAGCTCCTCCATCGCCAGAGATGATAGAAAGACTTAACAACTTAGACCCAGCTATTCTCGAAGGTTTGAAAAAAAGCGGTGGAAACTATATAAATCTTTCTCCTTCTGGATTGACAGATCGTGTTGGCATGTTCTCAAGATATAATCAATACGAAGACATTACTAAATACAACCCATTAGGAACTGATCCTAAAGATTATATTGAATACGCAGATTTAAATAGTCCTGAAGCGTTAGCAGCTAAAGCCAGCAGAGAGCAAGAAGTTTTTGCTAAAATGGAAGAGTGGACAACACCTTTAAAAGAGCTGTCTAAATCAGACCCTGCTAAGTTTACTAAAGAATACAATAGTCTTCCTTTGAATGCTCAACTAGCTTACTTAAAAAGCGAGAACAACAAAGGAAACCTGTCTGATCAAGAATATAAAGAAGCATTTGCAAAACAATGGAACGCCTCTGGTCAGTCGGGAACTTTGCAATATGTAGACAAATACGGCTGGCTTATGTATGCCCCAGATATTGTAAAGCAGCAAGGTGGACAAGACCCAACAGGGCCACACACTTGGTACGAAACAGAGGGGCTTTTTGATAGTTCTGCGGATAGATTAGGAAGTTGGACTCCTAGAGTTGAGGAGTCTTTCGACGTTACTAGCATAGGCAGAGGATTACTGGAATCAACGCCTTTACGTTTGGCTGCTGCTGTAATGACAGGCGGTCTTTCAGAAGGAGCTATCGCTGCTGGTAAAGGAGTAACAGGCGACACGCTACACGCAGGAGATTGGTTATCTATAGCTTCTACAGGCTTGCAGCTAGCAGACGTAATAACTCCTCCCGCCAGTGAAGCAGCGGCAGCAGAAGCGGGACAACAAGCTATGCAGGCAGCAGACGCAGCAGGCTTATCTAATGCGGCAGCTATTCAAGCAGGAAACGCAGCACAAGCAGCAGCGTTGGCTGGTAAAGGTCTAACACTAGGTGGTAAAGCTTTAACTTATAATCAGTCTATGGCTTTATTAAACGCAGCTGCTGGCGACCCAACTGACGCTATTCTTAGTCTTTATGGTGGAGATTTAATTAACGAAGGCTTAGATAAAGTAGGACTAGACAGAGAAACTATTGAAAGCGCTGGTATTCAGTATGATGATTTTAGAGCTGGTATAGATAAAGTTGTAAGTCAAGTAGCTGGCGGGGAAGAACTAGACAATGCTTTAGCTTCTGGTTTTGGTACTTACATTAGAGAAGGCGGTACACTAGGCTTTAGTGACTTACCTGAAACTAACATAGACTTAGGTGTTATTGAAGATGTTGTCAGAGATGTTGTTCGGCCTATAGGAGATATAGGTACAGAGCTTGCTAATCAACTTGAGAGTGTTGGGCGAGCCATTGATAAAGAAATACTACAGCCTGTTACACAACCTATAGGTGATGTCTTGTCAGCGGCAGACACTGCTGTCAGAGGCGCTCTGCCTGATATTAGCATACCTAACTTTAACCCCAACTTAGGTAGTTTTGATTTACGGTTATTATCAGGAACAGCATTGCCGTCTCCTACGCGCACTACAGATTCTTTGTTTGGTGACGAGACGTTTAAGTTTAAAACACAAATAGAAGACACACAAGAGCGTTTAGAGTTTGGCGATGAACAACCAAACTACATCATTGATTTAAACGAAAGCCCTTTTGAAGGCGAATACAGTAGCGATTCCTTAGAGTTAGAACTGTTTGAGCCTAAGAGTGAGCTTGAACAATTTTACGAAACCAGACAAGGAAACATCTTCTAATGACTTACTTACAGCTTGTTAATAGCGTATTACGCAGACTGCGGGAGGACGAAGTAACTACTGTTGGTCAGACTTCTTACTCTAAACTTATTGGTGAGTTTGTCAACGATGCTAAACGTACCGTAGAAGACTCCTATGATTGGACTGCTTTGCGTACTACTCTTACTGTATCAACTACAACAGACACGTTTAACTATGTACTAACTGGCTCTCAAAACAGAATGAAGCTACTAGACGTTATTAACGACACCTCAGACTGGTTTATGCAGTATCGTGGTTCACGCTGGATGGACAATGCTTTTTTGATTGAGACTCCACCGTTGGGCGCTCCACAGTTCTACAGCTTTAACGGTGTCGATGCTAATGGCGATAACGCTGTTGATGTGTATCCAAAGCCTGATGCTGTGTATCAACTACGCTTTAACGTAGTGCTGCGTACTTCAGACTTTACAGAAGATGCAGAAACTCTGGCAGTTCCTCCTTCTCCTGTCATACAACTAGCTACTGCGTTAGGCGCTAGAGAGCGTGGAGAGACTGGAGGTACTAGCGCAGCAGAATTGTTTGCACTAGCAGATAACACACTGTCTGACGCTATTGCTATTGATGCGTCACAACATCCTGAAGAAACTATCTGGTATTCTTAATGGCACAACAATTACAGAACATTACAGTAGCTGCTCCCGGCTTTGCAGGTCTAAACACACAGGACTCACCCATTGGTGTTGATCCTTCGTTTGCTGCTATTGCAGACAACTGTGTTATTGACCAGCTAGGTCGTGTTGGTGCGCGTAAGGGTCGAGAAGCTGTCTCTACTAATGGGGGTGCTGTATTAGGCAGCAGCCGTGGTATAGAGATGGTGTACGAGTACATTGACAGGTCTGGCGATAAGGTTGTTCTGTCAGCAGGTAACAATAAAGTATTCTCAGGCACTACAACATTAACAGACATAACTCCTGCTGCATATACGCCTACTGCTAACAACTGGAAAACAGTGACCCTGAACAATCATGTATATATGTTTCAGAGAGATCACGAGCCACTGATAGGCACAGACGAGTCAGGCTCTTTTGTTTTGGAAACAATGTCAGGACACAGCCACAGCACAGGCACTGCGCCACAGGGTAACGAAGTCTTAGCAGCTTTTGGAAAACTATGGGTAGCTGATGTTACAGGCGATAAGCACACTGTCTACTGGTCTGACACGCTTAACGGACATGCTTGGACAGGGGGTGCGTCAGGCTCGTTAGATGTTACTCTAGTGTGGCCTACAGGCTTTGACGAGATAACGGCTCTAGCGGCTCACAATGGCTTTCTAATCATCTTTGGCAAGAAGTCTATACTTGTGTACTCTGGTGCATCCTCTCCTGCCTCTATGGCGCTTACAGACACCATAGAAGGCGTTGGCTGTATTGCTCGTGACTCAGTACAACACACAGGCACTGATATACTGTTTTTGTCAGAAACAGGTGTACGCAGCTTTGGCAGGACTATACAAGAAAAGTCTATGCCTATGCGTGACATTAGTAAGAATGTTCGTAATGACTTAATGAACTTGGTAGCTTTACAGGTTAATCCTATCAAGTCTTTGTACAGTTCTGACGAAGCCTTTTACTTGTTGACGCTGCCAGATAGCAATACGGTGTACTGCTTTGATATGCGTACTCCACTGCCTGATGGCTCACAACGGGCTACTACATGGTCAGGTATGTATCCTCTGTCGTTTGCTGTGTTAGAAGACGGTGAGATATACATAGGCCTCTCTAGCGGCATAACTCAGTACAAGGGCTACATGGACGGCACAGAAAAGTACGAACTACGTTATTTCAGTAACCCTCTTTCTTTTCAAAACACTTCTAACCTGAAGTTCTTGAAGAAGTTTAACTTAACTATTATTGGTGGACAGAACACACCTACTACATTGAACTGGGGCTATGACTACACACAAAGCTACACTAAACAAGCGTTTACATTCGGCTCTAGTAACATTGGCGAGTATGGTGTTTCTGAGTATAACACTACAGCAGAGTACACCTCCTCTATTCTAATCAACACACCGAAGGTTAATACCAGCGGTAGTGGTGAAGTAGTAACTATTGGCATCGAAGCAGAAATAAACGGTGCTGCTTTTTCTATTCAACGTATTGACATACATGCTCTATTAGGGAGACTTATCTAATGTCTGATTACACAAAGACAACTAACTTTGCTACAAAGGATTCTCTCCCTTCAGGCAATGCTGCTAAGATTGTGAGAGGCACAGAGATCGACACTGAATACAACAACATTGCGACAGCAGTAGCTACTAAAGCTGACTCTGCTAGTCCTACTTTCACAGGTACTGTAACAGCCGCTACCGTGAACGTCACAGGTACACTGACGGCTGATACAATCACTGGAGGATCGTACTAATGAGTTTCTTAAATGATTTCTTAGGAACTGTTGGAAGTGCTTATTTAGGAAGTGAAGCAGCCTCTGCTCCTTATGAAATAGGACGAGCTGGACTAGGGATGGCAACTGAGTTAGGCGCGAAAGCTGGGGAAACAGCAGCCTTTAAACCCTACACTGTCACTAGCAACTTGGCTAGTGTAGCTACTACGCCTGAAGGAGGGTTTGCGATACAGTTGAGCCCAGAGCAAAAGGCAATTCAGGACGCGCTTTTAACGGCTTCTGGTACTTTCTTGAGTGGATTAAGCACTGATCCCACAGCCGCTGCTGCTGATATTTATGGCGACATTAGAGATATACAAAAAGTTGAAGAAGAACGAGAGCGTTTAGCACTAGAAGAACGCTTATTAGGTCAAGGTCGTTTAGGATTATCTTCTGCTGCTTATGGCGGTTCTTCGCCTGAGTTACTAGCGATGGAAACTGCTCGTGAAGAAGCTAAACTAAAGGCTCAACTAGCTGCTCGTGAAATGGCAATGGGAGAAACAAAGTCCATGTTCGATCTTGCTACTGGAGCGTTAGCTGGTGGTTATATGCCAGAGAAAGCAGCGCTTGATCTGCTGGGAGCTAGTGCAGTACCCGCAGGGTTTGCTGATGTTGGACGTAGAACAGGGGCTGAGATAGAAACTAAAGCAGGTATGTCAGGAATTGAATCGCTGCTGGAAGGCACTAGACTATCTGAAGAAGCTAAAAACATATACAAACAAGACTTACTTAGAATGCTAACTGGTACACCTACTATCTCTGGTGGTTTTGAAGGCGGTATTTTTGAGTCACTATTAGATTACTTAGGAGGCTCTTCTTCTTCTAGTGCACCTTACAGCGCTCCCTACGTTGACCCTTCTAGGTACGGAGATGCTCCTGTAATGCCAGAAGACGAGTCTGACAATTACGGTTTATTTGATTTCTAAGGAGATAGGACAATGGCATTAAAAACAGATTTAACAGGAATGCTTACAGAAGGCTTATTTCAGCCTACTCAAGAGCCTATACCTTCTTCTTATAGAGAGTCTGTACTGCGAAGTGTACAACGTGCTGGCGAGGGTGTCCGTAGAGGCGTGGGCGCTCTTACTGGTGCTGATACAATGACTACCAGAGAAAGAGCTACTAAGGCTATGCAGGGCTTAGATATTAACAACCCAGCAGACCAGCCTAAAATTCTTGAAATTGTACGCAAGTATGCTCCAGAAAAAGAAGCGCAAGTCACTGCGGCTGTGCGTGAAGTAACTAGAGAGTCTAACACAAGAAATATGTTAGCTGAATCATTGGATAAATTAGGTAGACCACAAGAAGCTGAACAAGTGCGTAATAAAACACTAGACTTGCAGCTTGCACAGCGTATTGTTTTAGATGAACAAAAGTTAGCTAAAGAAAAAGCAATAGACGATCAACAGCGAAGTGCTTTAATGCGTTTAGCTGTATCACAAAATAACCCTAGAGCAGTAGAGTGGTTAAGGTCTAACGGTGATGTCAGCACTATTGCTAGTGTACTACTTAAAGACCCTACATTAGCTAAAGCTGAAGCCTTTAGTACAATGTATGATGGCGATGAAGCTCTTAGAGTTGGTATTATTAATGGTGTATTACACAAAGCTACAGATAAAGGATGGGAAGTTATACCTGATGATGTTAAGTTGTCTGGCACTGCTCCTGCTAAAGTTACAGAAAGAAAGCCAACGTCTGTTGCTGTTACTAAAGAAGACAGAAGGGTTTACAATGCTGTACTAGAAGAGAACGAGGACATTGAAGCTACTATAAGTCCTACTTGGAAAGGCACAGATGCAGACCTAAAAACAATATTAATAGATAAGGCACATCAAATCTGGAAGAACGCTGACCCTCAGATTACTAGAGAAGCTGCTCTTAGAAAAGCAGCAGAACTAGAAGAACCAAGCGACCCCTTTGCTGACGCTTAATAAAGGATAAAAAATGTCTGACGTTTATACTTTAACTCTTAATGATATAAATTCTTCTGCTAATCTTAGAAACAAAGGAGCAAGAGCAGGGGATACTATTGTTGATGGTAAACTGTCTCGTGTGTTTTCTAAAGATGAAGACGCTATAACTTCTGGTTATATTTTAACAGCTAAGGATATTGCTAATTCACCTAACTTACAAAGTAAAGGTGCTAAAGTAGGTGAAAGAATTGTTGATGGTAAGTATGTAAGCTCTGAAAGAGATGATGCTTGGACTCAGTTTAGGTACGCTTATGACAAAGCAGAAGGTTTAATTTCAAACACTGCTGCTGTACTTGAAGCTCGTTTCCCTTTCCCTGAGTTTAATATAGATTTTAACGGCTTTAATTTTGTAGATAAAGACGATAAGTATGGTGAAGGTTATAACCAAGCATCTCCTGATGAAAGACGAGAGATGTTGCTGCGTCAAAAAGAAAG